ACGCGCATTTAGAGACTCGTTGCTATCTTCGCGTGTGTTGGCTTGTTGTAAGTTCGTCTGTGCTACGTTGGTACGATACGCCTGAGAGATTGCACCCTTATTACGTTGCTTCGTCTGGTTCCCTTGTACTATCCCAGCAATCGAATCTGCGGCACCTATCGCAGCCGGTATCCATGAAATACCCATCAGCTAGATATCAAGTCAAAGGTTATCGGAGCCGCATTAGCTGGCGCAGTCGCAAACATCACAGTAGAACCTACAATCGTGTAGTCATTCGGGGTACCTCTATTACTAGCTGTCATCCTCAAGCCTGATACATAGACCATAAGCTGTGAGCTATTAGAGGGCGTCTTACCGAGCGGGAATAGCTTAGTCGTACCGTCACCTTTAGCTGAGAACGTGTAATGTTGGTGTGTGCGGTTCCTAGCTTGTTGGTCATCGGCTCCAATCTTACCGCCGATCGGGAAACTACCTGTAGGTGAGCTATCAGCCATTCTATGCTGCCTGTGTAATCACAGATGGATCGAGTCCTAGCCCTTCAACCTGCACCTTATCTGCGGCACTCAATGTTAGTGCGAGTTTAACTCTAGTACCTCTCTGTGCAGTAAACGCTATCGGTATCCCGTTCCTAGAGCCTTTAGCACCACCTGATCTAGGCACAATCCACCAAGTAGACCACGACGCTTTCCAGGTCTTCACTAAGTAGTCGTTTAATGCCACTACAATGGCCCCTGAAGTCGCGTTGCCCAAGTTTGGGTCTGTGCCTGACGTATCTACCCAAATGTCACCATCAGACGGACTGGAGGGCATTATGGGCGAAATAGTGAGGTTCACAGTGGCGAAGACTCGTTGGTCTACCGATGGAGTGATCGTGCCTGTTATTGGTAGAGCGTCAGGTACCCATGAAAGGACTAGGTAACAGACCCGACAAACTCCCTCACCGTCTGGACCAAACGGGGCGTACTCACCGAATGTTATAGCTCCGTTCGTGTTGGTGTTCGATGGATTAAGGGGAGGATACTGGCGTACTGTCAAGCCATTACCGCCTCCTGAATCACCAAAGACTGTTACGGCTGGGTTGATCGCGGTACGCTTGAAGACTGCACCTGCCGTAAACGAGACGTTATTCGGCGATATAAACTGTCTAGTAAACCCACCGCTTTCCGTGTGGTACTTGATGATCACTGTACCATTCCCACTACCGTCTAAGTTACAGAAGGGAATAACAGTACAGACTTGCATGTTAGTTACATCGCTGTACATCCAGACTAGGTCAGCGTTCGACATACCTGGGTAGCCTGCTCCGGCTGTTGGGTTGGTCGTGATATAATCCCAATATCCTGGACTCGTACCGTCGAACTTGATGAGCTTACGGTATAGATGCTCTACCGGGACCGTGAAATAGCTGATCGTATTGAGCCGCCAGAGGCCTCTAGAGGAGACTCCGTATAGAAGTCCATCCGGTCCCTCGATCATAGCGTTAGGGCCTATTACGTCAAGGCTCTGGGCTACTCCGGTAGTACCGTCTGTCTGCCAGGAATCTCGGCCATAGCCTGAGAGATAATGTAGACCTCGGTTAGTAGCTATGTATAGTTTTCCATGACTTGCTATACATGATACGATAGCCTCGCCTGCTGACCCTACTGTGATAGCGTCAGTATCACTAAATGGGCGATCTGTTCCTACTGCGGCTAGGTTGTCATTGCCCCACATATAGGGGTTACCGACCGCACTGAACATGAGTCGTGCAGGTCCATCGCCATAGAGCGGGTCAGAGTTATCGAATCCCCAGCCAAACAGGGTGTTATTATAGCCTGCAATGCCCCTAAAATAGAGTTGTACGGCGTGGGTACCGTTAGGGTACTGACCCGCATTACCCGTCCCTAGCGCGTCGTATAGTGAGATTGGGGACTGGGCGTAGTTGGTCGAGCCGTTGGCTGCTGTGTAGACGTGAGAAGTCGGTATTCCAGTCGAGGCGTGAACGTAGAGTAAGCCAGCTGAATAGAAGAAGCTGCCTGGGGTGGTTTCTACTAAAGCTATTGAGGTGACAGGAGTAAGAGCTCGTACGCCATCCTCTACTACACCGGCTCCTGGGTTAGTCACTAGAGCTGCGTCGTAGGTATTAGTGTGTCCAGCAAGTAGTGTGAAGCCAGTCACTACTATGAAACCACCTTGATAGGCTGCTACGTAAAGTCCTGGCGCAGTCCTTGGAGCATCTACTCCTCTAGCCCCGACATTAAAGAATAAGGGCCTGCGCTGGATACCAAGGCTATCTACATATGGGAAAGTAGCGAAGGTGACTATAGCGCCATTTGCACTACGGCCTGGTATTATAGCTCCTGCAAGACCTAGTGTAGTACCAGTCCCGTTTGCTGTGAAGTTAGGTGCGAACTGCTGAGTGATATATCTAGCTACCGAGCTACTGTCTAACCCACCTGATACTGCGAAGGCTGTAGTACCTTGAGCAAATGAAGCTGGACCTATACCGTAAACTTGTGGGACAGGTTGGGGTGATCCTTGAGTGTCGTCTAGTACCATCCCATAGGATGAGATGCCACCAGTAGTGGTTAGCTGACCGCGTGAGCCAATATCTACGTTGTCACCCTGGATGATTTCATTGCTTTGTTGGGCGTCGCTAGAGCCTGCTAGGACTGTGCCTCCCCCGAAATTTGGGATGTGTAGAGTAGGCATTAGATAATGTTTTGTCTCACCATCGCCTCGCGCTTCACTGGATCAGTAATCGAGAGTACAGCCTCAAACATGCTCTGCTCAGCCTGAAATTCGTCTGCCAGCTTCTGGTGTTGGGCTGGGTCTCTACCTTCATCCTTCGTATCGAGGTACAGTGCAAGATCGAGTATCAAGAGCTTATGGAAGCGTACTGGGAAGCGGATGTCTATTACTGAGGATAGGCTAGATAGTGTAGCCGGAGCGTCGTCTATCCAGAGTGTCATTGTGGTGCCAGAGATAGGGTCGCCTGTCTGTCCACGACTCACTAACGATAGACCTTGACGGTAGACTGAGGGTGCTAGATGCCAGCTACGTTCTTTCTCGGCTATCGGGATTAGGTAGGCTTTGGTGCCTGCAATCTCTAGTCGGTCGATGTCTATGATGTCAGTAGGTAAGGGTATAGTAGGAGGTGTGCCGCTGAATGTCAGTGTTAGTGGTACATCAGAGGCTGTATCACCTACTGCTTTAGACCAGAGTGCATAACGTAGTTGGAATGTGCGGTTGAGATGGTTGTACAGCTCGTTGTCTAAACTAAGTTTTCCTGGGTCATTAGCAGTTGAGGACGCATAAGCCGCCTCAATGAGATCTTGAGCTATTGCCATTAGCTCATAATTCCGGCGTTTACTAACGCTGTACGCATGTTATTAACAAGCGTTATTAGCGCGTCTCTGTGTGCAGATGTATCGTAAGCGCCTGCTGTAGCTCCTGTACCTCCGGCTGGTGCAGCACCACCTGAAGCATAGGCTGTCTGAGGAGTAGCGCCATTAGCACCGAACCCGGTACTGACTGCTAGGCTGCCGGTAACTGTCGAGTTACCGGTAATAGCTGCGCCACCTGATCCGATAGTTACCGCTCCGCTAAATAAGTGCAACCCTCCATTCGTCCTGATAGCATAATTCGTACTACCACTTGTTAGGGAATCAACTTCTATACCTACCTGTGTAGTAATAGCCGATCCAGCACCTACTGTAGCATTACCGATATGTGCTCCCCGCACAGTCGTAGCAGTATAAGATGCAGCCGCCGTTACAGGTTGTACGTAAATTCCTTCTAGTGCCGTGGTATCAGTACCATCGCTAGTCAGGGCGACAGTCATACCACGCTGTGTAGTTCCTGTGGTAGTTGCCCCAGATAGTAAGATATGATTCGATGTATTGGGGGCAACTCCTACACCTAGATTCCCACCTCTAATCTCGACGCTATCAAGCAAGTTGACTTGCGATACAATACCAACCTCGTCTTTCGGAACGCCGATGACTTGGTTGGTGCGACTAGCCGCCGTATCCAAGAGTGTATAAAGTTGCGATCCGCCGATAATCTGGTTATTGCGCGCCAGGGTATCAAACTGCACATCTACATTCGTATGGAGGTTTTCAAACCGACAGCCCAGCAAGGTAGTACCACCGCCATTGAGATGCACACCAATAGCACACGCTTCCCAATCGCCGCCAACGTACAGCACACCATCACCACAACCTACACCACCAACATTCTGAACATCCAAGCCCATAGACCCAGCTGTACTATCACAGATCGCACTACAGTTGATGCCTGTCGTCTGGGTTGGTTGCGTGGTACCTGTTGTGGTATGTACGTAACCTTTAAAGACATGGTTACAGTGGACATTCTCCATGAGATTGAAGAACGCCGATATATTTGCGCCGTCAATCTGAACACCGATTGATGTTGTCGTACCTGGCTGTCCTTCAATATAGACATTACGGAATTGGCAATCTCTAGCCCCATAGAGCCATATGCCAGATGCGGTAGAGGTAGTAATGTTTATCCCAAGATTCTCTATCCGAATACCACTAGAGAGAGTTCCGGCGGTATTACCAGCCTTCACACAGAACCCGGTTGTTCCTGTCCACCATAGGCGACAGACATTTGTGCTTGCTGCACCCATCCCTGTTCCGACTAAAGACACACCAGTAGGAAGTATCAACTGATTTGACACTACATAAATGCCGACAGGCAGGAATACTATACCGCCTGTAGGTCCAGCAGCCGTTATAGCAGTCTGTATAGCTGCCGTGTCATCTGTGCTTCCATTTCCAGTCGCCCCGAAGTCCTTAACGTTGAATACCGCGTTATTCGCAAGATAGGCTGGGACATTCGTCGTAGTACGACCAGGTGGTACCCAAGTATCAAGATTCTCATTCGCCAAGTTAGTCGTTATGGCTAAATAAGGCGCGGCTGCTGTTCCTGGTGTGGCCATTAGTGCGTCACTCGCGGAATAAAATAGTGTTCTGAATCAGTTCGTTTAGCATATCAGTACCAGCTAGTGCGATCATGTTGATTGCGTCGTTCTTCTTGGCTGCCCAAGCTGCTTTCTCTGGCATCGCCATACCGGCTACTCCCTGCGCCAATAGACTCGCTATAGCCATTACTAGGGCGTCATGGAGTACTACAGGTAGTTCGATAATGTCAGTAAGTACAGCGACTGTAGGGACGCCTATCCAAGTCATTGTGACTGAGGTGATAGAGTTCCATAGGTCCTGCCAGATTGTGGGTCCTAGCGGGCTACCATCACGGACTGGGACCATCCTATTGCCATTCAGGAAAGCCGCTGGGTTGTGCGTGTTGGTCAAGTTCCTAGACTTCTCTGGAATGACATCAATATCGCAAGAGGTACCATCCTGGTAGACTCCTACTACATGGATGATCTTGATTACGTCAGACGGTAGAGGGAAGCCTGGTGTACCACCATTCATACCGAACGGGTCTAGCGCGATCTGGGGCTGGCTGAAATCAACGTAGGGAATCGGATTAGTCAGTGTCCCAGCGTTTGATACTGCCCAGCCTTGGCCTGGTGTAGTTAGGTAGTACGGGTTACCTGAACCGTCTACTCCTACGACGTTCCCGTTGATTTGGGTAGCTATTTGGAGGCTTTGGTCTAGTAGACCTTGGATTGAGTCGGCGTACTTGAGTAGTAGAGTTCTTTGGGTTCTGTTGATCTCTAAGACTAAAGCGCCGTCTGGGATAGTGACATCAAAAAAGCGAGAGTCTTGTATCCTCGCTTGGTCTACTATCTGTGCTACTGTGACGTTCAAAGCCATCTAGCTACTACTCTTCCTCAGTAACGCTTTTAGGCTTACGGCCTGGTTTACTCCACCCTTTAGCCTTCCAGGTAGGATCGTCATCGTCTTCCTCGATTACTGGTGTTCGTGGGGTGCACTCAGGGCAGTCTTTGACTGTTCCTGGTACTGTGATGACCTTCTCTTTGTCGGTCGGGTCCAGCTTATGAACGTGGAAATCACTCAACATATAGACTCCTTGGTGGAGCGAACTTAGCCCCGGTGAATTGCAGCGCTTTGATGCCGCAGTGGTCAGTATAGAGCTTAGTTAGATACTCTAACCTGGATGCCTGTTCCTTCTCTTTGGCTGCTTGCTGGGCTTTCACTTCTTCGTCCAACATCTTCTGCATCATTTCAGCTTGATGCCTGTTAGCCGTATCGACCTGTTGGAGATAATCGACTAGCCACCATCCTACGGCCCTGTATGGCTTCTTAGGATCGGATTCTGAGCCTAGTTGTAGGATCATGGTATCCTCACCGTCCAGAGCGCCTTTAACGACCACCTGCCAACGTCCAGCGTACTCTATTGGCTTAGTGATTCGACCGTACACATCTTGGACGCCCGGACAGGCTAGGAAGGCTTTGGGGTTCCAGATGATGCGTAGCCTTCCGTCCATCTTCTGGATCGCTGTCTGGATTGGTAGTACTTCAAGCTCCCAATCTTGTGGTGCTGAGCTATTAAAGCGCCCGGTCCAGGCTATTTGATCGTCGAGTGAGTTCATAAGGTTGTATGACTCCTGGGCAGTTTGACCCACCCAGGAGTGAATGAATCAGTGTTACTGGCCGATCTTGATGACGGTAATCGAGGTTGGATCGACACCGTTGACATAAGTAGCCGTGATACCTGTCGCACCTAGAAGGGTGGTCCCAGGAACGAAAGTATGGGTAGCATCCGTCGCAACCGTCAACACACCAACACAAGTAAGGCTCTGTGGCAGGTATGGAAGCTGGACAGCGGCAGCCGATACCGTAGACTGGGTGCCTTGTAGGACACTAGCCGTACCAGAGCTATTGACCATTAACATGTACTTCTGCCACGAAGAAGCCGCCACAGTCGTACCAGCCAACGTCCAGAAATTGTCGGTAGCCGATAGGTTAGTAGCAAACGACCCATCAATCCAATAGGTCAACGTCGCTGTGGTTTTTACCTGTGAAGTCACCGTAGCGGTGGCAATAGCCGCGTTAGTAAACGACTGGTTAGCCATAAGAAGCGCTAACTGGTTATATGCAACACGTAGTTCGTCCCGTGCCGCCATAGACGCAGTCTGAACTGTAGCTTGAATACTCATGGAGGGTTACCTAAGAAAGAAGGAAAGGAGAGGGCCAGTGTGACCCCCTCCACGGATAAGAGCAGTGATTACGGCGCTACCAATAAATTGTACAGCATTGCTTGGTAGCGTGGCTCTGGTGTATCCAGGTTGGCGTACCAACGCAATACTGCTTCCTTCATGTCGTAGCCTGTAACCTTCTGTAGGATCTGGTCGCCCTGACGGATGAAGTCAGGATCGTTACGCTGTGCCCAACGGATCTCGTCAGTCTTGACCAAGTTGAGGGCCTGTGCCGGTGCGTCCTTATCCTTCGTGAACGGTAGGCCGTCATGCTCGATAGCCGTTGCGCCGCCTTCCAGCTTGATTGCCGGGACATAGCGTTGGTTCGGGGTGAGCAACGCCTCGTAGTCACGAACGACTTGGGTAGACCCGATACAGAGGTCAGGCAACCCACCACGCACAAAGAGCGCGTCCTTAATGGCACGGATCAGTGTAAGGGATAGAGCAGCCTGGGCCGCGTCAGTCACGTTACCGTTCCACACCGTTGCTGTATTACGGTCAATGTTGTGGTAGATCGTGGTACCGAGATTGAGTGTGGTTGACGTATTGCCGGTCATAAAGGCAGCCGTAGCAACCATTTTGAGCCAGCCTTCCATCTCCTGGTTGTAGGAGCCGACCAACGTCACCCGCGATCCGCTCGCTACCGTGGCATCCAGCATCGGGCTAAAGGTGATAGTCGTGCCCGTAATGCCAGTCACCGTATAACCCTGTCCACCATTCGTGGTGATTGGTGCACCAGTCGAATAGTTCACGAACTGAAGGATCATGCCAGGACGGTAGAGCATGGTCGTGTTGGTCGAGACTGAGCCCCACAACACACCGTAAGCTGATCCCGCCGTGAAGGTCGTAGATCCCTGTGCAGTCGAGCCGCTAGTCAAAGAGATCGTACCCGTCCCATCACCCCAAGACTGACGCCCGATATTGAGCATCAAGCCTTCCTTCGTGTCCTTCAACGTCCGTTCAACGAACTGAACGAAAGCGTTACGGCTAGAGAATACCTCAGCCTGTCCAGTCACGATAAACCGGGCATAGTGACTGAAAGTATTAACGATAGCGTCTTGGAACTGTCCAGCACCGTAGTTAGGTAGTGCGGCACCTTCAGCACGTGACCCGTTGCCTTGTGCGACTGCAACCTGGACAGCGTAAATCGCTCTACGACCGTCGATTGTCTGAGTACGTGTCAGCTTCGATTTGAAGACTGTCGCCTTATTGATCGCGTCTACGATCTCCTGCGTGATATAGTCTTCCTTGAGCAACGCGTCGAACGTTGCGGAAGTGACTTGGTAGTCGGCCATCTTAATTCGATCCTCTGGAAACGAAACCGGCCCACATCCTTTAAGGACTAGGCCGGATCGGTCAAACTTGGATTGTCCTGGAGGGCCGAAATGCCCTCTCAGGTTGTGCTATAGACTGCTAGGCTGCTGCGTAACTATCTAACGTAGCGTTGATCTTTTCCTGTAATGAGAGCTTGGACATATCCACTTTGGGTGGGTTCGCAGTGCTCCCATTACCGCCTTTCATCAATCCCCTACGTTTAGCTTCATCACGGTCAGCTACCTTCTGTTTCACGTACTCTTTGGTCTTGGCACCTTTAACGGCTGCTATGTGCTGGGTATAGACTTTAGCGTGATCCGCGACTATCGCATCGATGTCCGCTTCAGTGAATTCCCGACCTTCTTGGCCAGCGGTTAAGACTCCGTAGGCTACTGCCTTCTCAACTAGGTTGAACGGAATACCCGCTTGTTTAGCGGCTCCGATCGTGTAGTTGGTCAGTGCCTCGCCTCTGGCTTCTCGTGCTGCGTCCTGCTGCTGAGCTTCAAATGCTGCCCGCTCAGCTTTTAACCGGTCTGCGTCGCGGCGTAGCTCGACAGCTTCCGCGTAGGCCGGATGTTTCCGTTTCTCGATCTCTTCATTGATCTTGTCCACTAACGTGGGATCTTTGGTCAATCGGTCTGCTACTACCTTATCGAACTCTTTCTCTAGTCTCTGCTTATCAGCATCGAAGTTGGCCTTTTCCTTCCTGTACTCCCTTTGCTCCATGACTGCCTTAGTGAAGGCAGATTCCATGTGCTTGAGCTTCTGTATGAAAGCGGGTCGTGCAGCTTCTGGAACATCTGTCGGATCTACCGAAACACCAAACTTCTTAACTGACGCTAGGAATTCGGCGTCAATCTCAGGTAAATAGGGTGTTTCTTCGGTAGTCTCTTCAGTATCGTCGCTATCGTCCTTGGCTGCTTCTGTCTCTTCGCCTTTGGCCGAGGCTTCCTGAGTTTCAGTAACCTCTTCTGGCTTCTCTTCTTCGACAACTTCTGGGGCCTGTTCTGCCGTCTCTTCAAGAGCTACGGTCGAAGCGTTCAGTTTATCGAAGAGTGTTTGGCTCTGGCTTGTATCTACAATTTGGTCTGGCATCGGAATGTCCTATTAAGGGGCCGGTGGTGGGTTATGTAGCAGCCGAACGCATATCGGCTGGGGTGAGGGTTAGCTCAGATGGTGAAGGTGGTCCTGCTTGCATAGGAGGCTGGGGAGCGTTCAGTTGCATCGGGCCGCCTGCTTGTGGCTGTGGTGCTCCGCCTCCAGGAGGCCCTCCCATTTGGCCTTGAGGGCCGTTTGGCATAGTCTGTTGGACTGCTTCAGCTATCGCCTGGATCGTATCCTGATAGTGCTGTATAAAGGCAGCTTGACGTGCCTTGGGCATCCTATCGAACCTTGCACGATCACGCTTGAAGAAGTTGCCGTGGCCTATCAGGTGCTTAGCGTGATCTTGCCAGATACCGATCTGCGGATATTCAGACTTAGTGTCCTCAAACTCTGCGTGCTCTCTCTCTATCTCGTCTGAGTCTGGATCTTCTTCACGGCTGATGGCATCCAATCCGCCAACGTCGGTCAATCTGCCCAATTTCTGCACGTCCACTTCGCCTGTCTGGGGGTTTGTCACTAAGCCAGGTAGAGAGCTTATCAGGCTCATAGCGGTGTCTTGGCGGGCTGCTCTGGACCACGGAAAGGAGCTACCGGACTGTACTTGCACTTCCATAGAGTCGGTTAGATCAGCTCCCTTAAAGGCCCTGAACTGCCATACGCCATTCTCACCGCCGATCTTGACTGTGCGCTCTTCGGTGTATTTCCTGTGAGCTATTACTAACATCCTACGGCCAACCTCTTCTAAGAAAGACTCTTGGTTCTGTAGAGTCGGTCCCCACGTTGAGTCGCTAGCTTCTTGGAGGACTAGGAAGCCACGGCCTGAGCTTACGCCTTCTGGCTTGCCGCCTAGATCAACTTCTGACATTCCAGATACGAACTGGAAGTCTTGCATGATCCGTTCACGTTCCTGATAGACCTGTTCAGGTAAGCCCTTAGGCTCAAGCTGCATCGGTGGTTTGCCAGCTGCGTATCCTTTTGACACGATCTTCTGGCCGGGGTCTGAATCGATAGCTAGAGACTTGTCTTCAGGAGAGAGGAGCCACTTTCCTCCCATAGCCATTGTGACGTTGTTCTCTTGGATCTTGCCGTTGATCGTGTTATACGCCTCTCCAATAGGCGTTAGCTGGCCTACTGGACCCATGGCTATAGCTTGGCCTGGAGGTGCTAGGTCTTGGTATACGACCATTGGAGGCCAGAATCCGTTGGGTAGTTCCTCTTCTGGAAGGACCATCCTACCATCTACTGTGATCCAGTGTCTACCTTCTGGGTAATCGTCGTCAGGCTTAGCGTAGTACCTGATCTCCATACTCCTTTGGCCTTTGGCCATGGAGTTGTCAGAGCCATTAAAGAAGCCTAGAACGCCTGTGGTACCTGTGCTAGCTGCCGAGATGATGTCCATAATGGTTACTTGCTCATCATTCCCGACGCCTGGAAGGGTGCTAGGCGGTATATCCCACTGTTTCTCGAAGACTGCTGAGGGTTTGATCGTACCGATATAGAACTCAGTCGCATCTTCTACCGACTCGGCTTCTGGGTTCATCCTGACTGAGAATGGAGAGATCAACTGTACCGATATCTCACCTTGGGCCATCTTATGTGGCTCGGCGTCCATATCAGGGTTGCCGTCGTCTTTAAGGATCGGGTCACCGTCCTTATCAGCTGGTACGCCTTCTATAGTCTCTTCTTCGTCCTCGCCTGTAGTATCGTTCTTCTTGCCCGTTTTACGGGTGTAGGCGGTCTTTAGAGGGGTTATCACGCCTGCTTCAGGGTCCCAATCAACCATAGCCCAAGCGTTCCCAGTCGAAAGCATCCAGCCTATAGAACGTTGTAGAAACTGGGGCATTTTGAGTAAACGCCACCAGAATTTGAGGAGCGCATTGCCAAGCTCAGCGGCTGCACGATCGTCGGCGTCGCCACTCGGGGGGACACAGTCAAAGGCGGGACGTTGCTTCGTGAGCTTGGCTAGCGCGTTCTTGTAGAACCTATAGACTAGGTTCGTTACTGGCTGCTGACGCCATTTGGGGACGTTCTTTTCTGGCGTCCATTGCTTAGTCGTCTTATTCCAGAGGAGCCACTGCTTACCTAATAGGAAAAGAATAGAGCGTGACCAGAATCTATACAGTCCAGAGTAGTAGTCTCTCTGGATGTTATATCGTGCTGTACTGTACTGTGCTTTGATTAGGTCAGAAGCGGCTTTATCAGGAGGGCCATGCAGAGTCGAGGCTGCTGGATCGGCTACATTGTCCCGGCTAGGGACGTTCTGGGTCTGGACAGTAGGCAACTAAGCAGCCTTCCTAGTTCTGACTCTGCCACCTGATAGTATAGTAGTCAGTCGGAGGTGTGCTTTATGCTTGGCCTTGGCTACTTTTACGCGCTCTTTCTTTGTGGCGCGAAGCTCTTTTATGTCTAAGGTGGGTTTATCAGCCTGGATACCCATCAGCCAGACCCAGCCAGGACTAGCTAACTTTGGGGCCAGCTTCTTGATCTCTCGGCAATAGTCACAGCCACAATCAGGGCCATGTGCTACTTCGGCATCAATACCGATAACTTGGGACATTATAGCCCAAATATCGGGCAAAATTTCTCCTACGTAATGCCCTTTCCGGCCCTAATACGGATCATCCAGACCTGAACTCTGCGATATGGTTTCATCTGGTGTAGATCATGTATCTCAATGACCTGGGCGATACTGTGGACGTAATGCTGCACTGTGTTGCGTGAAAGCCCTAGCCTTTGTGCTATTTGGGGATAGGTAAGCCCTTCAGCTACACATTCAGCTACGCGAGCCTTGGCCGGTGTCAGAGGCTTGAAGAGTCCTCCGGACACCGGCTCAGACAGTCTTTCCACTTACTTAGTGGTCTTGAACTTGGGGTCTGGTGCCAGCCCTTTAGGTAGGCTAGAACCTTTGCCACTACCGATCGTTGGGTTAGGACTTCTGGAATGTTCCCCGGTAACGTCCTCAATGCTCTTGAAGGACTTAGTATGGGGCTTGTTCATCTCTGCTTCGGTTGCCATCTGAAATCTCCTGGTGAGGGGTTGTCCTACAATTTACTGCGTGGGTGGGAGCAGGGCTTCTATTCTTTCTATCAGGGAGCGGAATTGTAAGCCAAGTTTGTCCATTGCACAGATCAGCATGTCAACGTCCACTTGGGTAAAGCCGCCAGGTTCCCCCGATAACATCATGGCCGCTATCCTATGACGGACTACTCCTGAGAAACCGATATAGCCACTGCTATCAATATCCCAGAGGCATATCTCTGGACCGGGTTTATAGTAGGCATTAGTAATCGACGAAAGCCCGTCACCTACGTCGATTCTCTCACCGCGGTCAAAGCGGGTCCATTCCTCGGGTGTCAGAGCTGGTTTCATTCTAACTGTCCAGAAACTCTTGAAGGGGATCTGAAGGATGGGGTTCACCAGCCAAGTTCTGCTCGTACCTAGTAGCACAGAATGTGGCTGCGTCTCTGGCTATCTGGGTTACTGCTTGGGCTAGAGCGTCCCTATCTCCGTTACGCCAGGACTCTTCTACGTCGGCTGGGATAGTGAAGGTACAGTCTACAGCGGCAGGATCAGGGACTAAATGTTTAGTTACCATCGTCTTCCCTCTCTGCCTGCCACTTGGAATAAGCATCTCCAAAGTACCCTGCTTTCTGAGCGAATTGCTTCGCAACAGCCTTTATCGCTGGGTCAAAACGTAGTCCCATAGCGTCTAGGCTTTCAACTCTAAGGAGTTGTCGGGAGCACCACTCACTATCCCGAACGATAATCTCAACGAGTCCTTCTGGTACTGGCTTAAGCATCGTCTTCCTGCGCTCTCAGCGCGTCTTGTTCATCTACTGTTAGGGGTGGCTCTATATAGCCGTAGTCTGGAACTGATACTGCGCCTTGGACCTTAAGAGCGTGATACTTATTGAGTAGATCAGCATACGCCAAAGTCCCTTCGTGCTTCTCATCATGGACCCTCTGGAAGACAGACTGCCAATGAACAATACGGTCCTCAAGATTACGCACAGTCTTACATGATTCTTCGTATAGCGAGCGACTCACCCAGGGCCATTTCATCAGTCTTCCCTCAAATTGACTATAAGGGACTGACCAGGAGTCTGATTCATAAGCTGACCCATTTGTACCCAATGGCGCTCATACGCTTTGTTGATAGCCGCTGAAACTTCTGGGAGCTTCAATAGGGCCGCGTTTATAGCTGCTTGGCGCTGAGCTTGACGGTAATCACGCCATATCTGCCAGGGCCACCTCAATGACATGTCCTGAGTAAAGCCAGGACAGCTACTACCAACGCAATGCTAGAGATACCGACTGTGTTCCAGACTCTAGAAGCTGCTCTAGTGATCTGGCCCTCTAGCCTAGTTATATCGGCCTTGATCTTACTTTCAGTGGATGTAACAGGAGGTACGGTCATATTGCTAGCTCCGTTGATAAGGATAAAAAGTCCCTACATAATGATCGCAACACGTCAAGCTGATAAGCCGAACCGCCAGGGATGGTTGGGCGACCTTCAATCTCTAAATAATGCTGCTCTAATGCCCACTTAGCACGGCTCGCAATGCTCTCAACGACTCCCATAGGAGCTAAAGGGGCTTCGTCATTGATAGGCTTTACGATTCCATCCATAAGATCGTAGTAAGCCTTGGTAGTGATTCTATCAGCCACTAACCTTTTACCCTCTTCAAGCGTGGATTCTCTTTCTTAGCTTCAGGAGACGCCTTACGGGTAGCAGCTGCTAGAATAGCACCGCTTGCCTTCTTAGAGTAGCCTTCCTTTTCTATTTTGCTCTGTACCTTGGCAAAACCGGGATGGGATTTTTTAGCCATGATAAGACTCTGTGAGGGTTAAACCTTAGTGAACTTGTGGCCTGTCTTCACAAGGTGCTGATGGACCCATTGGCCTTTAGAGTCCGAGGCGTGGAAGTCTTTTACCTGTTCAGGTGTTATTCCGTGATAGTGATAGGTCGAGCCTGAATGGAACGTCACGGCGAACGTCTTTGCCGCCGGATCATAGCCAACCGATTTGACGTTGCTAGAGGTAACTGGTTCGTGCTTAATGTCAGTCATTGATGATCTGGTGATAAGCTGACCCATCGTCAGTAGACGAGTTCCACGGCTCTAAGTCACCCTCTTGTTCCAGCCATGCTAGTTGCTCAAGGTCCATATCTTGTGGCTTCTGCTTAGTGACTAATGGAACATCTCTATTCCTAACCCAGTTCCAATATACGGCTGCATCGCCTTTGTTGGGAGAGCGTCCGATCCGTTTTTTGATCTCTTCCTTGCTCTCAACGATGATCTTGCCGTTCCTAGTTTGCCATTTGGGGGTTGTTAGGTCTTCGATTAGCTCGTCATCTTCAGGGAGGGCTAGATCAGCGTGTTCCAGGTCTAGCCTCATCTGCCAGTACATCTGACTACGCTTGTTATTGAACTTCTCTGCGTCAGCTGTTTCATCTGGTTTATCGCCACCGTTACAGGCTTGGACCCAAAAGCCAGAGTCTCTAGCCTCGTTTACCGCTCCAGCTCCAACTCCGACTCCATCGATTCCCACATACTCTGGATCGACCTCAGCACTGCGAGCCTCGCTAACAACTTGTCGTCCGAGGGCGTTGGCGTTAGGGCATGGGAAGGCGACAACCTCTTCAAGGATTCGTCCAGCACCACGCGCAATCGCACCCAAGTCTCCGTTCTCGCTGTTGGCGACATCAACACCAAGAGCGCGCCGAACATGACGGTCGGATCGATAGGCGGATTGGAGACCTTTGGCATGAGTGCACCAGGATAGTTTGATTAGGGCGTCAGCTGCTTCAGCTGGTGATATGCCACGCACACGGGATTGGTATAAACGGCTTTCCACGCCATACTTGAGTTTTCGACGGAGAATGGCCTTTCGGGTAACAGCTCCGGGTATGACATCTCTGCCGGTGACAACGTTAGGGTGGTCGTAGGCTGACATTCTGACGTGTACGACGCCTGGATTTTGGCAGAACTCATGGAGGCTGTCCTGTTGATGGTCTGGGTTACCGAACGCTAGTCTCTGGTTATTGTCGCCTGTACAGGTGTTTTCTACCGCTGTCATCACGGGCTTTGGGATGCCAGGAGTCTCTTCAAATACGAAGAGGAGTCTATCAGCGTGGAAGCCTTGGGCTTTGGTAGCAGATTCCGCCCCGGCTTCGACCCCAACGGGGAACCCGACCGCGGCCCAAGACTGTCTATCACGCTCATCTCCTCTCATTCTGAGAGCTAGGTCTAGTAACTCAGCTTGAGGGAATCTCTTACTGAACTTCTGCCAGTCTCTACCTATCTCCTTCCATATATGTAGTCTGAGCTGATCGCCTTTGGGTGCTAGAGTCACAGTGATAGCGTCTCGGTAGACAGCTAGGTACCACTGGACTATAAGAGCTCCGAAGCGGGTCTTTCCTGTGCCTGTTCCGGACTCTACGCCGACGTCCTTACCAGCTACCAAAGCATCAGCGATAGCTATCAGAGGGTCCGGGGTACCATCCCAACGGTGGTTCTGATATTCAGGTAGAAGGGACCATCTCAGAGTCTCTTCCCTCATACCCATCCTATCTACCATCCAGCCTATAGGGTTGGACTGGTATTCAGTGTCAGGCTTGGGACCAAATGTTCCAGCAGCTTGCCGACGACGCCATTCTATTTCAGCATCTACAGCAAGAAGACTACTCATGATAACTGCTTACGGAGCTTGATTAGCTCGGCATCTGTTAAGGAAGATAGATCACGGACAGTTAGCTCGAGCGACTCCTTAGGCTTCCCGTATCCATTCTCAGCAGCCCATTTAAGAGCTTGCATGTAGGCCGGGTGGTTTTTGTCACTGAGTATCTCGGTGATCATCTGTAGTGTCTGATCCCGTGTGGTAAGCTCCCGGCACTTATTAACAAACCAGTTAGGCGGTCTACCACCCCCAGGATTATCCCCGCCCCTTTTGAGAATACCCTTTCCATGCTTCGGTACCTCAAAACGAGGTTCAGCGCGCGGTTTGCTCACAATTCTAATATAGGGTTAATAAGCACGTACCACAATACTTAGCGATATATCTTAGAGTTTACTTACTAGCCTAGCAGCTATGTGCCAGCCGAAGCCAGCTACTAGAGCAGCTAGGAATAGGTAGAGAAAGCCGAGTGGAGTAGTTGGTATCATAGTGTATCCTCT